TACAGGCCACGACAACAGTGTAAATCTATATCAACGCTCACTGAATAAATCAGCAAAAAAAACAGTCACAAATGCTGCAGGCCCCGCAACAGTAGACGTTCAACAACTTGGATCAAGTTATCAAGATTCAACAGCATATTCTGTAAGCATTACAGAATACTGTACCAATGCCAACGGTTGCTCAGTGAATGTAACGCAAAATTAGGAGGTAATATGGAACCATTTTTGTTTTCTATTGCAATAAGCACACATATCGGACTTACAGACACATATAACGAAATACATCCTCATGTGAGATTGTATGAAGATGGTGCTATTGCTGGAGCATATTACAACAGCATGGACCGTATAAGTTTGTATGCAGGACATCGTAGTGATGTAACAGATAACATAGGTGTAGAATTTGCACTTGTTACAGGTTATCCAGCATTTGGTCCTGTTGCACCTTATGTAAGAGGTACAGTTGATGTTGGCAAGTACGGAAGATTTTTTGCAGCGCCAGCATATGAAAAAACAGCAAATGACGAATTAACTGTAGGATTAGTATTAGGAATGGAATTTACTTTTCAATAATGTGGATTCATAGAGATACAACAGTAATGCAATACATATGGATAGTCGTCATTGTGCTAGCCATATGTGTCTTTGCCTATGTAGGCGTTTTTACCTGATAAATACGTATATGATAAAGTGGCTGGTTGAAACATTTCTAAAAAAACACATAGATGAACTAGTCGATAGTCGCATCAAGGAGCAAATGTTTGAAAGATACTACGCCGAAAAAGCCAACGACCTCCACGAAAGAATCCAAAAACTTAGACGGTCAATTGGTACACAAGCACACAGGGTTCCGGAAGGTAACACAAAATTCGTACAATCCAGTAGTGTATTGGAAGTATCCGGATCATCCGAATCCGAACTATTGTCAACGCCCAGTGAAGCCAAGATAGAAAAACAACAAAGAGCCGCCGAACTTGACGATCTAAGAGCAAAACTTTTAGGAAAGAAGAAATGAAATTTGAACCTTGTATACCAATCGCAGATTACTTACCCGAAGATACCGAAATGACTGGTGAGGCAATGCCATTACACTCTGATGGTAGTAATAAACACATTAGAGATTTTCTTGATAAAAATGGCAATCATCTAAAAAAAGCATTGGTGGAGAAAATTTTATGGGAAGAAAAATAATATTTTCTCCATTGTGGAGTATCTTAGTCTTGGGTATTCTAAGTTATGTATTTTACACAAATCCTAATTTTGTAGAAAGTCTAAGACTAAGATATTTTGACCAACTTATAGTAAATCAACAACCCGTTGAAAACAACATCTATACAGTAAACATCGACGAAGCAGCCATTGATGAATACGGCCAATGGCCGTTTCCAAGAAACATTTATGCTGACATCATTATAGATTTGTACAACAGAGGCGCAGGGCTTGTTGTGTGGAATGTTCTAATGAGCGAACCGGATCGCAGTGGAGGCGATGAACAACTGGCCTTGACAATGCAACAACTTCCTGTTATACTTACAATGTTAGGTGCGGAGGAAAGCAAAAATGAAGCAATCAACCCAGGTGCTACTATTGTCAACAGTGATTTTCTTGATCGGGTGCCTAGTGTACCAGGAACCATCGCGAATATTGGCGATTATGAATCAAGGGCAGTTGGAAGTGGAATCACAAACAGTTGGCCAGAACTCGACGGAGTAACTAGACGTATTCCACTGGTAATACGTGCAGAAGACACAGATACACTATATCCAAATGTTACAATGGAAGTGTTGCGTGTACTTGCAGGTGATCAAAGTTTTCAAATCAAACTCAATGAATTTGGTGTAGACAAGCTGCGCATACCACAGTTTGGCATGCTGCAAACCAACAGCAGTGGCGAAGTATGGGTAGACTGGAGTCAAGGATATCGTTCGCACAGTGTAAACGATTTGCCCAACGACTTTGCTGGTGGTATAGTGTTTGTAGGACCTACTGCCGCAGGTGTTACACAACCCGTAGCAACCGCAGCAGGATCAGTGTTTCCGCATGAAATACAGGCAGTGTTGCTGGGCACAGTATTCAATGAATCCAACATAAGCAGACATCCTGACGCAGAACAATGGGCTGAATTGGCAGCGTTGATAGCTGCTGGTGTGCTGTTGATTGTGCTTGCTAAATGGACCTATGTGGGTATAGCAGTATTTGTTTTATCTGTAGGAGGCTTTGTTGGTGGTAGCATATATGTATTCAATACACACAATATTCTTGTTGATGGCGCTACAATTAGTGCCTTCCTATTACTTGTTGGACTAACACGTTATGTGCTCAAGTTCTTAGATGAATTTTTACAAAAACAAGAAATCAAAAGACAGTTTGCAGGATATGCATCTCCTACTGTTGTTAGACTGTTACAGGAAAATCCAGACCTAATCAAAAAAGGCACAAAGCGAGAAGTAAGCATAGTGTTTTCAGACCTACGTGGATTTACACCACTGGGTGAAAGTTTTGGCGATGACGTACAAGGATTGACACGTATTATGAATGGCTACATGGATGCCATTACAGAACCTGTGCTGGACGCAGACGGAATGATTATCAAATACATTGGCGATGCTAGTATGCACATACACAATGCACCAATTGACGATGAACGTCATGCGCACACAGCAGTACAAACTGGATTAGATATGCTCAAAGCAGTGGAGAAATTCAATGAACAAGTCATCATCCCAGAAGGAAGACCACCAGTCGGAATGGGCGCTGGTATCAACACAGGCCTTGGATATCTTGGCGAAATGGGCAGCACAAAAAGACACTCATATGACGTTTTGGGAGACGCTGTTTCCACCGCAGCCAGAATCGAATCAAAATGTAAAGAATACGGATGTCTCCTGCTCGTCGGAGAAGCAACATATGCTGCAACCAAAGACGACTTCTTCTACCTCAAAGTAGATGACTTACAAGTAAAAGGTAAAAGTGTAGGACTTGCAATATACACAGTGTTAGATGATGATCATCCTGTTTGGACAAGTGCGCAAAAGAAACACGCACAAATGCACGAAGATTATGCTGCACAACGTTTTGATGATGCTATTGCGAAATGTCGTATGCTACACGATCATTTTGATCACAAGATGGAACTCTATTACGACATGTGGATAGAACGTTGTGAATATATGAAAACACAGGATCTACCCGCTGATTGGAACGGAACATTCATTGCTTCTTCGAAGTAGTGCGCTTTTTGATATCTTCAATATCATCCAAGTCGATATCTAATTTTTTACCAGTCATTTTTTCGTACTCGTCTTTGAATTCAAGTACCATATTCAATTTCTGTGTCAATCTTATCATGTCATTGTCCAGCATGCGTATACGATCAATCAATCCAATCAGTGTTCGATTGGCATCACTGAGCACAGGTTTTACTTCTTTGGTTGCCCATATCCACACATAGTAAACAAAATAACCCAGGCCCAATGCTGCAATGATTGGAAACCCGTATTGATTTATTGCTGTTACCAGTTCGCTTGTGGGCATTTACTCACCAAACATTGCTATCAGTTCTGGACCAAAACTGCCTGCTGCCCATCCTAGTGCAACTATTGCAATGACACCCATTGCTAGCCATCTTCATCTTTCTCCCACAACAAGTCTTTTGTGTTGCCTATTTTTATCAACCAGCCGTCTTCGTTGACTTCGTATATGTCACCAGGACTGTACAATGGTTCTGATTTGCCGCCCCATGTTCCATCTTTGTTACGACCCATGACTTCTCCGGGCCAATCGCCTTCTATTCTAAATTTTTCATATCCACTGTGTACTGTGTAATCTAACCAAAACATCAGTCTCTCCTTGCATCTTCTTTGCCCTCATTGGCAGCAAGTCTGTCGATATTTGGTTTTACACCCAGTGCGTAACTCATCAGTGTATCAATTTTTACAAGATCATTGTTCATTGTCTGTACACGATTGTCTAACCCTGTGATGATTCCTTTGAGACCCATCACACTGCCTGTTACGCCTTGTAAGATAAATTTCAATGTAAGAAAAACAAAATAACCTGCACCTATTGCACCTGCTATTGGAAAACCTACATCGCCTACTAGTTTGAGAAAATCCATAGACTTACCCTTTCTACTCCACTAATATTTAGTTTATTTGACGATCATTTATTTTCCATCAGCTTCACGGCTGCATCGTAGTTTTCTCTACTAACAACACCCTCACGCAATAGTTTTTCTCTGTTGGCCATGTGCTTCATTTGTATTTCTTGTTTTGATCCACCAAAGTATGCTACTGCATGTCCTTCTTCGATCAATACGTCAGTGAGCTTTTCACGTTCGCCTTCGTACCGTTCTACATAAAAGTCTCCCAAGATACGTCCGAACTTGCCTTTCATATCTTCGCCTTTGCGATCTTCTGTGGTAATCAATTTTGCTGAGCCTTCCATCAATTCTTTGACTCTGGCTTTTGCAGCTTCTCCGAACAAGTCTTCTACACGATCTCTTGTTCTACTTTCCGGTGTATCAATACCTATTATGCGCACACGCTCATCGCTGAGCCATACTCCAAATCCTAAATTGATATCTACATCAACGGTATCGCCGTCAACTATCTTTACGACCTTTACGTCATATTCATTTTGTTGCATTGGTTTGCCCTCTCGTCTCACAGGTATTTATAAATATTCACATGAGAGTATTGGCAATATGCGGTGCAGTACTGTTAGGTGCCTGCGGGACTATCAGTACAGATAGTGTTGCAACAGCACAACCTTATTTGGGTTTACAAGAAAGACAAAATAGAAGTGAACTAAAAGAGTTCACAGGCGTTGATCCTATGCGCATCGAATGGTGTGCGGCTTTTGTAAATGCTGTGCTTGAAGTAGACGGCATACCAGGATCAGAAAGTGTCAGTGACAATCCGTTGCTAGCACGATCGTTTTTACGCTGGGGTACACGTGTTGACAGACACGATGTACAGCGTGGAGATGTAGTGGTGTTTCCTAGAGGCAATCAAGGCTGGAAAGGACACGTTGGTTTCTATGTAGAAACACAAACACACAATGGAAAAGATTACTGGGTGATATTGGGTGGCAATCAGGACAATCAAGTAAGATATGATCTTTACAATCCTGCTAGAGCCATTGATATTAGAAGATACAAACCAGTGATTATAGCCAGTGTGCCTCTCGATGGCAGTTAGCACAAGAGTATATATGGCCTGCCCGGCAGGATTCGAACCTGCAACCTACTGATTAGAAGTCAGTTGCGCTATCCAGTTGCGCCACGGGCAGATCATATATACTCTCCGTAACATAAAAATGGTAGGAGTAAGAGGTTACGCTCCCCTTCCTCAACCGTTATGAGCGGCTCGTGCTACTATTACACCATACTCCCATTATCAGGGCTATTTTTTATAAATGTATTCTGTGCGGTATGCACCTTCTGGTTTTTGCATACTGCTCAACATTTCTTGAAACATTTCTGGCGACATCTGTATTACTTGAAAACTCTGCTGCTTCTCTACCCATTGACGCAGGTATACCATATCATCATACATGAATATACTGACATCTTCACACTTTGCTTCATCTTCGAGCAAAGTAATCAGTATTTCATCTAGGTCCATTTCTACTGTAAACATAGTAATACTTATGCTTACAAAGTTTGGCCTTCTCTGAATACACAAATTGCTTGATGGTCTGGAGGAAAAAAGCCTGCTTCACCGCCTACTTTATAACTCAGTGCTTCACGTGCATCAAAGCAATCAAACATTGAGTTGTATGTTTCTAATCTTGAGGACTCTAGTTGATCCCCAATGAAGACCAAATATACTAGTGTCCACATCGAACTTTCCTTGTTTGGCACAGGCGCTAGGACTCGAACCCAGGACCCTCGGTTTTGGAGACCGATGCTCTACCAACTGAGCTACACCTGCATATGGTGCGAGTAGAGGGACTTGAACCCCCACGCCGTAAAGCACTGGTACCTAAAACCAGCGTGTCTACCAATTTCACCATACTCGCTTTATGGTGCTGCTGGAGAGAATCGAACTCCCAATCTACTGATTACAAATCAGTTGCCTTACCATTCGGCCACAGCAGCGTGATAATATTTATGGCGGACAGTGTGGGATTCGAACCCACGAGACGCTTTCACGTCTACTCCCTTAGCAGGGGAGCGCCTTCGACCACTCGGCCAACTGTCCTTGTTGTTCTTATACTATAATAGGATCAGGACCGTGTGTCAACCTATAGTTCGCCTTTTTGTCGCATTTCTGCACGAATTTTTGTTGCACTAATATCATGTATGTCTTTGCCTAAATCGTGTTGTGTGAACGTGTATCCAACACCGCGACCATATGCAATGTCCACAATATTGGGTACCAGTAAAATTTCGTATTCATGATGCAGTGTGTAACCTTCATCGCTGAGACCTTCGGCAATGTTTTGTTTCACTGTTTCAAAATCAAAAGGATTGTCATCCTGTACTACTGTACGACCTGCGCCAGCATCTTCTCCGATAATGCCTCCGACATCACGCACCATAATACAAACCTGCCCGTGTTCTTCTAATGCACGTTTGAATAATGCTGTGTGTCCTGCATGCCAAGGCTGCCAACGGCCTAGCATTTGTGCTGTTGGTTTTTTCCAATCAAAGGCCATTTCTTGTCATCCATTTCTGTACCACTGGTAGCAACACTTCGTGTGTGTCCTCAAACCATTCTTTTACATGGTAGTGTACAATATCAGGCGTTTCAAACATACGATTGGTATCTTCGTATCTGCCTTCTCTGATTGTATCCATCCATACTATAAAGTCTGGATCAAATTGTTCTCTTAGTTCGTTTGTGGGACATACAAAGTCAGTAACTGCGACTTTGCCTGCTCGAACTACACCATCGCTCAAATGACGCATGCGTAGTGCCTGTCTTGTGCGTCCTTCTGGTGTAAAGTCCCAATCGTTGTAATGCTCTCTAACTTCGTCAGCATTGATATGTACACCGCCAATCAGTTGTGCCAATGGCCGTGCCAGTGTAGTTTTTCCGCTACCCGGTAATCCGAAGATTAGTATTTTCATCAGTCGATCTCTGGAAATAATTCCGCAATATACGTCTTTAGATCTTCCACACAACTATTCTTATAGTTGTCAGCCACCAGTTCATACGGCTGTTCAGTGCCGTGTTGACGCAGTGTTTCTTTTGCTAAAAGGAAGAGTTGACGTTTGTTCATTGTCCTGATCTTTGTTTCAGGATTATCGTTGTATAGTATATCTGGATGTGCCAATGCGTAGTATGTAATACTGTTGGTATCTACTGCTACTTCTACTTTTGCCATAATTCGCCGTTTGCCATCATCGCATAATGCGCTTCTCATTGTTTTTTACCTCTGCCATAATTGTTTGCCTATGTTGTTCTTTTCTAACATCATACTTTATACATTACTACAAGTAAGATGCTTTGTCAAGAACTTTTGCCAAGATTTTTTGCCAAAATGTCTTAGTATATGTACTTATCTAAAGTTGACTGATTTTGCTTTGAAAATCTGCAAAATCAGTTGCATCAGCAGCAATCTCTTTGAGTTTTGCCTTGCTGATAAAATTATCTGCCTCTTCAGGGTCACTGCTGGTTGTAGAGGCTGTGTTGCCACTGCTGGTGCTTCTGTCTGTGCCAGTCAATAACTCACCTGGAAAGTTTGTTGCTGTAGGCGAACGACCTGTACTTGTGGTTTCGCTTTCTTGTTCTACAACTGTTTTGTATCCAATGATGTTGTCGCAGTAGTCGTATATTGGAACCTGTGTTTGTGTACCCACTTGACTATCGTTGTTGTTTATCTGTTTCAATATATTCAAAAGATCATCATTGAGCAACAATTCAAACACATTGTCGTAAACTGTACCATCTTGTGCAATCACAGGATACCCTGCCAACTGATCGTAACTGGTACGAATACCATTTGCAATTCTTGCATTGCCACCAACACCTGCACTGAAAGGATTGTGTCCTACACCCAATGCTGTGTTACAAGTATCTTCGCTAAACTGACTGCCGCCTAAACTGTAACCATCGCCTACCGCAGCATTGATTTCAGTTTCTCTTTTCATCAAGTTGGTAAAATCTGTAGCAATGTTGTTCAACGAGCTTGCAAATGCATCCAATGTGCCTGACGCCAAGCTGCCACTGGCCAAGTCATTGAAATTTTCGCTGATCTGTCCTAGTACACCGCCATTGAACACTGTGGTATTGAATCCATTGGTGCCAACACAAGCACACACATTTTCTGGTGCAATACTGCCCAGATTGTTGATCAATTCTTCGCCTGTGCCCAAATAACTTTCCATAACATTTTCCAACATGTTTGGAATTGCTTTTGGTTGAATTGGATTGCCGCAGAAGTTGATCATGTTGGCAACTGTTGCTGCTTCGCCAATCACTGTGTTCAATCTATGCAGTACATTTTCAATGTTTGTATGATCAATGAACTCTTCCATTTTTGATTCAATGTTTTGCAATGCTGTTCTTAGATTACCAGTAACCGCATCCAGCTTGAGCAATTCTTGAATGTTGATATACAGACACATCTGTATGTTGGGCAGTTTGAGTCCTTTGCCAGCCATTACAGCACACAATATTTCTCGTACAGTGTAGCTCATTTCTGCACGTACAACACTGCGTCCGCTGTCTGTTTCCTGTGATACAATTTCGCTTCTTACATGATGTCGTGTATCCAAATAGTCATTGAAAGCTGACATGCTACTGAAGTCAGTGAACGTTACTCCGCCGCCTGCAACATATGCTGCTCCGCTGTCTGTTTGTTCTACATAGCCACCGTCATAATCTTCATCATAGAAACTGCTGCGGTCTGGACCAAAATGCTCTGAAATAACACCAATAAGACCAGTGCTGCTGAGATTGTTCTTTGCTGTATCGCTTTGTGTGTCGCCATTGATTTTTACAGCAACATTGTCACCAATCACTGTAGCATCTGGCAACAGTGCACGTATTTGTGCAGCACTTTCTGTTGTGGGCACACTACCTGAAAACAACCCTCGCACAATGCGAGCATCGGCTGCTACTGCTGCATTGACCACAGCCGTGCTTTGCACACTGTGTGTTTCGCTGTTAGGCGGCACTACAACAATTTCAGTGTAGCCTCTGCTTTTCAAATCATTGATTATGGTGGTGACGTTTGCATTTAGACGATCAGCGTTTCTTTCTGCGTCATTTGTACCAATGCTGAGAATTGCACTTGTTATGGCCATATCAGTCTCCTATGTACACACTTCTAGCAGATCCAGTTGTGTCAGGATTGCAGTGTGTTGGAGGATTTGGCCAACCACACAAGTTGTCTGGTTTAGCACTGTCTTGTACTCTAGCTGCGGGTCTATGATTTATAAACACTGTGCTGGTGCTGGCATTTATACCACCGCCGCCATGACTGTTGGTGTCGTCATCTCTTGCTGCACGTTCACTTTCAATCCATACATTTGGACTGCCGGTGGCTGTTCTTGCACCGCAAGTTCTACTGTCGTTTTGTCGATGAGCTAGTCGTGACATCTGCGTCCTTTGTGATCTTACAAGCTATTTAGCTTAGTTTTAGATCACCAGGAGCAGTTTGAATACCTGTTGTATTTTGAATATATGCATCAGCCAAACCTTTTTGTGGTCGACTCATAGCAACAATTTGACCTGCATAAACTGTAACAGGTTCCGGGTCATGTACATCAATGCTCATCAACCAAGGAATAAGCATTGCACCGCCGTTTTGCGGATTTAGTGTGAGCACACTTGGCTTTACCAGTTTGAGTTTATCAGTGTCCTGATGTTCAAATCGTGCAACCAGTTCTTCGCCTGTGCTCAACTTTACTGTGACAATATCGCCCTTTTTTATAGGTTTGTTTAGTAACATTATAAACTGTGTCCTGTTCCTGTGTAACCTGTGTCTTCGATGTATTTTAGAAACGCTTCGTAGCCGCCAATTTTTTGTCCATTGATAACAATCTGTGGAAATGTTCGTGCTGATGGAAACTCTTCAAGAACTGCTTCTCGTGTAAAGTCTCGGCCCATTTCTAAGTATTCATACTGATAGCCACGTTGTTCGCATAGTGCTTTGGCTTTTGTGCATGATGGACATGCTGGCTTTCCCCAAATGTGTATCATAAACTAAATCCTTTGAATGTGTCTTCTGAAACGTCTCTATCAACGCCTCCAATTACATAACTGGTAATTTCAGTTTCTTGTGGTGCAACCTGTACATCAGCACCGCTGATCCATTTTGCAGTCCACGGCAATGGGTTTGCTTGTGGTACGCTGTAAGGCGACTTGAGTCCCACTGCTGTCATGCGTTTGGTTGCAATCCATTCTACATAATCACTCAACAGTTGTTCATTGAGTCCGATCATGCTACCGCCGGCAAACAGGTACTTTGCCCATGCCTTTTCTTGATCCACTGCATCTGTAAACAGTTTGATACACTGTTCTTCAGTTTCTTTTGCAATTTTTGCATAATCTGGATCATCTTTGGGCAACAGTTTTAGCAGTGATTGTGTACTGCCCAAGTGTACATTTTCATCACGTGCAATCAATTTGATAATTTTAGCATTGCCTTCCATCTTTTTCAATTCAGCAAATGCCCAGCTACACGCAAACGATACATAAAAACGCACACCTTCAAGAATGTTCACGCTCATCAGTGTAAGCCACAACAGTTTTTTCAATTCGTATAAGTTTACGGTTACATTACGTGCTTCACGGTTGCTGGTGATTTGGTGTGTGCCTTCGCCCAGTAGATTGTACCATTGACTCAACTCAATCAGTTTATCATAGTATTCACTGATGTCATCTCCGCACTCCATGATTTCTTCAATGTCCATCATTTCGTCAAAGATTTTACTTGGGTTGCTGTACACGTTGCGAATAATATGTGTGTAGCTGCGACTGTGAATTGTTTCCGAGAATGTCCATGTGACAATCCAGTTTTCCAGTTCTGGCAAACTCACAATAGGACCAAATGCTTCTACAGGTGCACGACCTTGTACACTGTCCAACAGAATCTGTCGTTTGAGGTTACTGGTGAAAATATGCTTTTCGTGTGCAGTAAGTGATTTGAAGTCTGCTGCATCTTTGAGTACATCAACTTCTTCTGGACGCCAAAAGAAGCCCAGTTGTTTGTCAGTTAGTTTGTCAAATTGTTTGTACTTTAGTGTGTCATAACGTTGTATATCAACGCCGCCACCCGGATCCAAAAAGGCCAATGCTTTCGTGTGATCTCTGTCTTTTATTTCAAATACGCTCATTTCTGTCTCTCTGTTTTTTGTGGGTTCAGTATTTACGCAGACGTATACTGACTAATATACAGTGTTATTGATTTTGTGTCAAGTTTATTCTTCATGGTTCTAAACTTTCAAATTGATTTATAACGCTGTAGGCATGCTGTTGTTGTAACAGATCAGCATGCTTGCGATCTATAGTATCGTTTTTGACTCTAACATTTATGAATGTTGTGCTGTGTGCAGTTCGAAACAATTGTATCATCCAGGGCATGTGTGTGGTTAGCAAACTGGGTGCAGTTCTATGATTTACCACATACACCAATTTTTCATGTGGCATTGCTGCAAACTGTAACAATCGATCCCACATGCTGTGACCTTCGTTTTCTGTGCACAGTTCGTAACCAAACACAATTCTCGATTCGAGGTTTAGTTCAGTTACTGGATTTTCTACATGACATACATTCCACAGTGTATCACTGTAAAACAAACAACGATCAGGTTCATGATTTACAACGAATTCAATACGGTTGTATATCTTAGATTGCACAACTATCGCACATTTCTTCTGACTCTGGCAAATCTTCCATGGGCTGTTCGGCTGTGCCAGCACTCAATGCGTCAACATCAATTTCTCCTGCACCATCATATGTGTTGAAATAATACAACTGCTTACCGCCGTATTTGTAAAACATTAGAAGATGCTGGATCATTGTGCTCATTGGAATCTTTTCATCTGTATAGTGCACAGGATTGTAGCTGGTGTTCACACTGATACCTTGATCAATATACTTTTGCAACACTGCCATGATCTTTAGATAACCTTCTGGTGACTTTTGATCCCACAGTAGGTCATACTTGTTGCGCAAGTGATGGAATCCAGGTACAACCTGTTTCAGTACGCCATGCTTTGATTGTTTGATACTTACAAAACTGCGTGGTGGCTCAATGCCGTTTGTGGCATTTGAAATCTGTGCACTGGTTTCTGCTGGCATCAATGCCATTAGTGTGCTGTTGCGAATACCTGTGTCACGCAATTGTGCTCGCAAGCCGCCCCAATCCATGCGTTCTTGATGAGCCACCAGTTCGTCTAAATCTCGTTTGTATGTTTGGTTTGGTGTAATACCATGTCCGTACTTGGTTTCCATGTTTCCAGGAATAGCACCTTGTTCTACTGCTAGATCTGCACTGGCTTTGATTAGATAATAACTCCATGCTTCTGCATATTCATCTACAAGTTCCAGGTTAGGGTCTTGGTAGTTGGTATCATTTTTGGCCAACCAGTATGCAAAATTGATAATACCAACTCCTAGAGGACGGCGTTTCATTGTAGAATTTTCTGCGGCACGTACTGGATAACCTTGGTATGAAAGCAGTGCGTCTAATCCTCTTACAGCAAGCTCACAAGGCTTTTCAAAGTCTGCAGGTGTCTTGATATTACCCCAGTTGATTGCACTCAGTGTACACAGTGCAATTTCGCCGTCTGGATCATTGAAATCGTTCAGTGGTTTTGTTGGTAGATTGATTTCACAGCACAGATTACTTTGACGCACTGGTGCAACATCTGCCATAAACGATCCATGATCGTTTGCATTGTCCACATTCATTAGATAAACACGACCTGTGTTTTTGCGTTCTTCTACAAAGTTACTGAACAGTTCAAGTGCACTCACAGTCTTTTTGCGTATTGAAGGATCTGCTTCTGCTGCTTCGTACAGTTCACGGAACCGATCTTGATCTGCAAAGAATGCATCATACAGTCCGGGTACATCGCTAGGCGAAAACAGTGTGATATTTCCTGACGTGATCAGTCTTTCGTACATCAACTTGTTGAATTGCACACCATAGTCCATGTGGCGCACACGGTTGTCTTCTGTGCCTTTGTTGTTTTTGAGCACCAGTAGGTCTTCTACTTCCAAATGCCAAATTGGATAGTACAGTGTCGCCGCACCGTTGCGTACACCACCTTGGCTGCAACTACGTGTAGCACTTTGGAACATCTTAAAGAAAGGCACCACACCAGTGTGATAAGCATCGCCCTTTCTAATAGGCGAACCCAGTGCACGAATACTGCCAGCACCAATACCAATACCGGCTTTTTGACTCACATACTTGACGATGCTGCTAGTAGTAGCATTAATACTATCCAAACTGTCACCAGTTTCGATGAGGACACAGCTGGAGAATTGCCTCTGTGGAGTGCGTACCCCAGCCATAACAGGAGTAGGCAAACTAATATCGAACTTGCTAATTGCATTATAATAATCCTTTACCCAGCGCATTCTTGTTTCGGTGGGATAGTTAGAGAACAGTGTCATTGCAATCAACATGTTTGCAACTTGTGGGGTTTCATAAATCATACCTGTGACACGATTCTGTACTAGATATTTGCCACGATACTGCTCCATTGCAGCATAGGTTAGATTGTCATCACGCTCGTGATGAATATGAGTTTGTACGTAGTTCCATTCTTCGTCTGTGTATTTTTCCAGTATCTCAGCATCATAGAATCCAGCTTCAACATTGCGCTCAACCAATTGCTTCACAGGCCATGGTTCAAAATCACCGTACACCATCTTGCGCAAATGATAATTGATTAGCCTGCCTGCAACATACTGATAATTTGGAGTATCTTCACTGATCAGATCTGCTGCTGCTTTGATAAGAGTTTCTTGAATTTCTGTACTGGTAATGCCATCGTAAAATTGTAATTGACTGCGAATTTCAACTTCACTAGGACTAACACCAGCAATCTCGTTACATGCAAAAAATACAACCTTGTGTAGCTTTTCGATATCGAGTGGTTCCATAGAACCATTGCGCTTGGTTACTTTAATCATAAATCGTGTCCTTGTTGTTGGGTATAATATAAGTTATCATCGATTTATCATCTTATACTACGTACATAACTCGTTTGTATACCATTTTTTTTCTTCAACAAACTCTACTGTGCTTGCTGGTACTGGTTTGTTATATTCCAAATTCAACACTTGTCCGTTGCAAATACAGATCAAATTTTGACTGTTTGCAGTATTACCAACGGCAATCGCACAAGGATGTCCTATGTAGTGCAAAGTGTATGCATAAAGCAGTGCTTTGCTGAATTCGCAATATTCATTGCTGTTTATAATTTCCCATATGGTTCCCCACTGGTTATGATCATATGGATCAATGGAGATACTGCTCAGTGGCAGCTTACTATAATAATTTATCACGGCATCGACAGCTTGTTCTGCAGATAGTCCAGTGTTCTCTAAGCGAAATTGTCGCCAGGACGCTAGCCTATCACTGTGACTGTCAAGCCAGTCTAGGCAAGGTTTTGTTTCCAAAGTCTAATACTATAACTGAATTGTGCTGCTGAGTTATCGTTGTCAGTGTACTTGAGCATGAAGATGTTTGTGCTGTTGTCATAGCTGCCAGCAAAGTCAACATCTACATTGTTCACACCACCAAAGTCATCCTGTAGATAATAATCATCTACTGTGCTTCTAGTGTCAATGTTGATCTTCATAGTGCCAACACGGAAGCCAGGATCACCTGCTGCGTTTTGAACATTGCTGATACTGTAATCGATAATTGCGCTGTTGTAGGTGGTAGCATTCCAACTGATACCAGTTTCTGCATCGCTGCTGCCAGCGGTGAGATTCAATGTATCAAATGATGCTGCTTCTTGTATAAGACCAATTTCACTGTTGTGATAAACACGCACAGTATCACTGGCTGTAGGGGCTGTGGTAAAAGTAA